TGATTTACTTGCGCCAATAGCCCCATGGAACGTGGGACTGCCTCACCCTCTCCATTGTTTTGATCTGTGCCAAATCCCATCATCTGATTTACTTGCGCCAATAGCCCCATGGAACGTGGCGAACCATCTAAAGGAATCGCTGCTTCTGGCCCATCTTCTGCAAACGTAGTTAAAAACGATCCTTTATTGTATATCCCTCCGATAGCATTCGATGCAATGTCTGGTGTAGCAATGTTGCCATCATGCGCCCCTATATTACCTCCGTCCAAGCCACCTGCAAATAGGTTTTTCAATCCATTCCATTTTTCTTCTAACCACTGCAGTGGGCCTGAAAGTTTTTCCATAATTCCATTCGCAAATGATGATAGCGCAGCCATTGGATCATTCCACAATAAAGAAAACCAAGTTTTTACCGTATCCCAGTTAGTAATCAATAAATATCCCGCCGCTATTAGACCAGCAATACCTACTATAACCAACCCTATAGGGTTTGCAGTAAGTGCCGCATTCCACAACCATTGAGCGCCTGTCCATGCTGCTGTCGCAGTAGCACAAATCCCTGCCCAGGCAGCGTAACCAACCATCATTCCAACCGATAATAGAATCTTACCAATTCCCATTGCTGCATTCCATATTAATTGCACTCTTGTCCACGCGCTAGTAGCTAAGGAACAAATCCCTGACCACATAGCATGTGCCCGAGAAGATAATACCATACCATCAGTTGCAATCCTAGCCATAAACATCCATCGGCCAAAAGTCATGAGTGGCAATATCACTGATGAAAAAGCAAATGCAGTAGTTGCAACAACTAATGATAAAACTGCAACCCCTGCCGCTGTTTTTACTATTAAACTCGTTAGTTCAGGATTTCTAACTGACCATTCAGCAAACCTACTTGATATCTCCATAATTTTTTGTGTAACTTCGATCACAGCAGGCAGTAAAATCTGCCCCATGGAAATTGCAGAATGCGCTGCGGCTACCTTCACACCTTCTAATTTTCTAGCTACGGTATCCGATTGTATAGCAAACTCTCTTGCCATACTACCCTTTGCCGCTTCAGAATTTCCTTTTTTTATAATTTCAACAAACTGATCATAATTGCCTGATATTTTAGATAGTTTTCCAATATATTCAGCTCCAAAAAGTTCTGCTAAAACATTGTTTTTACTTGCACCATCCAGTTGTCCTATACGTTCAAATAAATTTAACATAGTACCTTCGGCATCTTGTAACGCTCCTGCTTGCAATTCTTCTGCACTATATCCGATTTGTGCAAGCGCTTCTTGGAACGGTTTACCTTGCGTAGGAGCCGCTGCCACTTTTGTAAATAACGCATTTAATGCTGTTCCCGTTGTTTCAGATGTTGCTCCCATCTGCAGCATGGCTGTTGCCATACCAGCAAGAGTTTTATCGGATAACGTAGGTAGTAATGATGAGGCTGTACCCGCGGTGCGTTTAAGTACATCAATAATATCAGCACCACTAGCATTCGTCTGATCATCTAGGTAGTTGACGGCATTAGCTAATTCTTCTAGCTTATCAATACCTTCCTTAGTCTCTAAATTTATTCCAATAGCACTACCAATTTTTGCAAAATCCTCTGTAATTTTCTCTGCTGGAGCTTCAAATGCTGTACCCATCATGATTCCCATGCGGGCAAATCTATCGATGTTTTCTGCACCTTTAACACCTGATTTAGCAGCCATAGTAAATGATTTTGCCATAACATCAGGCATAATCATCATCGATTTACTTGCTTGCATGATCTGCTGACTCATTTCGTAATAAACATTTGTTAGATTTCCGGCATCATCCCTTGCCCCATCGACTTGCTTCGCGACTCCCGTCATAGCACTATCATACTGAATAGCAGATGCAATCGGCACAGCAAACGCGGCCACCCCTATTGCAGCGGTAGTCATCGCGCCCTGAGCCTTATCTTTAAAATTACTAACATTCTGTTGAGCGCGCATAGCACCTGAAAGGTTTCGCTGAGCACGCTCCGTACGTGCTAACTCTTCAGCTAATCTACGTTGCTGGTTAGCATATTCAGCTGCTGATATCTGACCTGTTCGTTGCGCTCTCTCCAGTTCACGCATGCTTGTCCTTAAAGTAGAGGCATTTGTTTGCAAATTTCTAAGTTGGCTAGATGCCGATCCAAAAGTACTGCTAAAGCTTGATCCTAAATTTGCCGCTAAATTAAATGCAATATCGAATACACGTGCCATAATTTAGCCCCTTTATTTTTGTTTTTTTTTATCTTCTTCTATAACTTGAAGCGCAGAGTCTAACCAAGAAAGTAATTCAGTTATCGGCAATGAAACCCAATAGGAAACTGGCGTATAATTCGTAGTCGATAACCGTATACTAATTTTTTGTATTGTTTTATGGGGATTTTCACCCAACCCTATTCGAGCAAAAAATTCTGTACCACTATCTTGACCTTTGAAAACTCTTTAGCAGGAAGCGCATTAATCATATCGACGGGAACCTTTGCTGCTTTGGCTGCTACAACTGCAAGATATGTCATTGATAGTTCTTGTACTGGAGCAACGTCCCCTAAAATTCGCGCCTCTTTTGAAGCTTTAATCAAATCATCACCAGTTAACGCCTCAATATCTAAATCGATTTCTGTAAACTCTTTCCCTTCAAAAGTGAAAGTTTTTTTTAATACATGTTTCATATGCTACCGCCTCCTAAAAATAGTACCCCCAATGCAATGCAAAGGGGGCCATTATTATAATCCTAGTGCTTTCTTAACTTCTGCAAGATAATCAGTACCATCTATGATGCAGATATAATTATATTTATCAATTTCTGCAAGCGTTTCGCCATCGAGATCGATTTTAATATAAATTACTTCAAATTCATTTGATGCGTCACCTGCTCCGCCCATTTCCATCTTTCCTAGCCCCGTCTTCTTAGGTAATGTGCGAACAGCAACCCGCAGAGCTTTGACCTTTAATTCACCATTTGCTGGATCACAAACTTGGATTGCTCCTCGTAAATCAAGAGCATGAATCTTTGGTTTTGCCAAGAAAATAAGAGGCTTAGTGACCGTTCTCCACGATAACTTTAAGGTCATTTTCTGAAAATGACCAATCGTAGGGGATTCCACTTCACCAGCTACCCCTGCCCCCTTGACCGTCTCAGACATGTATTCAAGGTCAGGTAAATCTGCATCAGCTACACCCAAAAGATCATTACCATCCTGATATACACGTAGATTTATTAGTTTTTCAGGTATCTCATTCATATTTTTTTACCTCCTTACGCAAACAATGTTGCAAGATATGTAGGATCATACTCAATGATAAAGTCAATTTCCCGTGCTGGTCCTGGTGGCGTAAGGTAGACATGAAATCTAATAATGCCATCTATCAGATCAGTCGTAGGATTTTCCGACTCTAGTAGTACAACCCGCCCGCCTAAAACCATTTGCCTAGCGGCCAGTCCGTTTAACCAGATATTTGCACTATCTAGGATTGTGTCAACTAGCCGTTTATTAAGTGGTGCATCAACTTTCTGCCAGAACGTCAAAATTAACGTATTATTGATCCAGTCAAACATACGTCGAATGGGGATAAATGCGTCTTTTGGATCTGTAATACCAGGATAGCAACCAGTACGATTACCCCAAAGCTTCCAACCTCCGACAAAATTTAGAGCAGTAACAATACCCTGCCCATTCATGTACGCTGCTTGATCGGGACCGAGGTTGACCTCAGTACCATCTGAAATTACAGCACCGTTTGCCTGTAACGACTTATTAGATGGGCTTACATAAGGTACATCATCGTTGGCTGCATCAGTCTTGCAAATAATCCCCGCTGTTTGAGTACTTAAATGGAATACCTCACTACCTAATTTCGCTAGTGGCCAACAAACAATTTGCCGTTCACTCACATAATTATTATTATGTTTCCAGTCTGCCACATCGGTATATTTTTTAACGGTATCAGTGGGAACATCCGTCACTGCAATACATTTAAAATGTCCATTAATATTACTAGCTTTAGCTGTCATTACTGCCGCTACCGCAGGATCACAACTCCAACCAGGTGCAACAATCTGACCAGGTATTATACGGAACATAGGGAAAACCCTATTAACCAGTTCTAAACCTTCGTAATTGCCTGTTTCAATATCAACGCCGCCAATAATATCAGCACTGGCAACAACTGCAGGATTGAGTTTCGTATATGTAGCTAATAACGTTGCCTGATTATCCGGTATTGTTCCTGTAGTAATTCGAGAAATAACAACTTTGCCATCTCCATTGAATGCCGCTGTATAGTCAATATTTTTAGTCAACGGACTGCCTTCAGCAGTTAGCTTTACAACTAACGTAGGCAGTAACACTCCGTCTTCATCAAGAATACCAACCCCTGATGCAAGGTTTACCGTCTTAGTAGGTACAGCAGTTTTATGGACTGCAGAATCAAGCACGTTTACAAAGACCACTGGTGCCACATTAAACAATGCAAAATGTGATTTCGCAAATTCGCAGAGTGTGTATTTACTCCAATCCGTGTGATATCCGAATTGATCAACAAATTCTGCATATGTGTAGCATAAAACAGGCTTATTTGCTGGTACAGGGTTTTTAGCCATATGAATAGGAGCTGTCCCAAATACCACTGGCAACCCTGCTGATGTTTTTACTGTTGGAACTAATGATGTAGGCACTTCTGACCCATAGACACCATGTTTATATGCCATGTTATTTGCCCCCTCTCACATGGTCTACTACTGCGTTAAACAGCGTATTCTCCACGGTTCCTGCCGTTTTTAAAGACTGTTCGGCATTCGATAACTGATTAACCGGAACGAATAGCCCCTTGATTGCAGGACATTTTTCAGTTGTTTCAGCTATGTGCAATGGTATGCCACCTTTAAATACAGTGTACCTTTGCAATACTCCACCCGGTAGGTTAGGTCCAATATAAATTAATTGTTCCGGACGTTTAATTGCGTCCGGGAATGTTTTCGCCATAAATACCCTCCTCTAATCTTTGTTGTGGTTGCGAAATATGCCAAAGCGTTGTCAGCCATGCAATGGCTTCAGGATATGGTTGTTGCGTTCCATCTGGACATTCCAGCTTCAAAGGAAGTTTCATCCTAAATTGATTGCCTAACTGCCGCTTAATCAGTAATCCTTGTCTAATACGCTCCCCAACATTAATACAATCACGCCAAAAATCATCATCCTCAGAGTAAGTACCGATTAAGATGACGATTTTTGCTATAGACTCTTTTTCTTTATCCTCTACATCAATTATCCGGGCAATCACATATGGGAATGTTACCTCTTCATCTTCATTCTCATTATTATCATTGGTTGGTAAATATCCCGGCCATACTCTAGGAGGAATTGTCGTTTTTTTTGTGGTTTGTAGTCGAAAATTTTGAACAATGCCAGTAAGTTCCTTGCATAATTCATCTAATAAAATTAGCGGTGTCAATCATTATCACCTCATTAAGATGCGGTTTATTTCATGGTCGAGACGTTTTTCAAGAGTTTCAACGGCGTTATCTTCTACAAATTTGCTCACAGATGGAGAACCAATCATCTCCGGTATAGATGGGCCGTACTTTATCTGTATTGGATATCGATCTCTCCCAACCCGACGTAGCACATGTAATTTCCCTGATGACATGCCTTTATTTATGAAAGCTTTTGGGAAGTTCTTTTGTTGACCACGCTTTACTTCGACTTTTAGCATACTAGGTGTACTTCTTACTTTAAAATTAATAAGAGGTCTCCGAGTATCTCTTGCTTTTACAACAGCATGCAATTTACCTGCAGTAGCCCCATTAATTTTTATTGTATTTCTTACTTCACCAACTCGTATAACATACCCTTTTGATGTCTCCCGCGCAGCAGTAGTACGTACGCTATTTGCCGCACGATTAAGAGCTCGCGATGCCACTTTAGGCACTTCGCTAGGCAAATGTTGCAGTACTTGCATTGCGTGCCTTATTTGACTTTCGTCAAATCGTATCATGTCGCATTCCACCCTAATGTAATTTCATACATACCAGTATTTTCACTGCATTCAATAATGGTATATGGCCTATCATCAATCTTGAATAATTTGCCGTACACTGGTTTTTTGGTTAGATCTGATATTTTTACAAATACTTTTATCATTGATAAAAATATCCCATCATATTGTTCTGATTCACGACCGCTACGCTGTTTATTTACATCGTTATCAATAATACACAATACCTGCTGCCCATTTATATTGTGATATTTGGCAAACACATCGAGATCTAAAAAAACATTCATATCGTCAATAATCTGCTCTTTAAATCCCATCTCAGTTTATTTTCACCAAAATATCGATACCAGCTACTGTTTTATCAGCAAACGCCCATCCTGCAGAAATACCACCAGCGGTCTTAATGGCCTTTCCATTTGTTTTATCCCAAAATAATTCATCTCCTACAGCAAAAGCCGTGGTACTATCAGCAGGAATTTGATATACACCAGATACTGAAACTGATCCAGTAGCATCCTTTGCAATAGGCTCTTGGGCTACTCCAATACGTGCACCAACGACCACCACTTCCATGTATTCAATGTCAGTAGTACCACTGTTTGTAAAGTCTAGAATATCTCCTTTTTGGACAAATACTGCTTTAGACATTCAAATCATCTCCTTTTTTATTAATTTTTCCCTGGGTTTTTATAAAGACCGCGGAAGTCAAGTAACGTCACACCATAGTCAATATAAATTCTCCACTTCATGCCTAATACATCAAAAGCAACCTGTGATTCAATTACAGGACTCTTTTGACCGTTCAGATATGTTACCTCTATTGTGTCAACTAAGCCTGCTTGTGTTGCCAGATACCAAGCATTTGCAGAATATTGATCAAGTTCAGCATCACAGATCGGAATTAATTTACCAGTGAACGGATTGCGAACACCAGAATTAGACGAAGCTGGATCAGTAATACTTGTCAGTAACTGTTCAGTTTCAGTCTCCAAGCCAGTAGGAATTAGTATATACTTAGGCGCGATATTTAAAGTTTCTTTCCCTCGCAAGTTTTTT